GTTGGTGAACTTCACATCTATAGAACGGTCATTCCACCACAGGTCAGCACCGCCATCACTTGTAATGTTGAGACCAGGCTTGTCTAGATCAAACACTTTGGCTACGGCGAACTCTGCCATGAAACCTAGTTGGTTAGCTTCGACCCGTGACTGTTTCTTATTTTCCAGTCGGGGTTTGAACCCCTGCATCTCACACACCTTTACAGTATCCGCACCGAGTACCATGCATTCGTGGTATTCTCTGTTCGTTAGAGTTACATCTATCAAAACGATGGCTCCCCTCGGATGTCGTACCTCTCATCCCCAGCCTGATGTAACCCGGCCCGGTGCGTGGCATCGAGCCAAGCCCGGATGGAGTTGTCTGTCCACCACAATGGGTCACATGACAACTCGGACTGGCTGTTCTGATTCTTCGTAGTCTTCTTCTTCGTACGCATGAATATAATCCTTCATCAGTTCCCGGACGATCTCCGCCCAGCTCGTTCGCTCATCCTCGGCAATCTTTTTGATCCTGTCAAGATCTCGTTGGTCTACAACAATAGAAACTTCTTTTCTATGTTTCGGATCGACTAGTAGTGGTCTTCCCATCCTGCATATCCTTCTTGGCTTGTTTGTTTTGCGACGCGATTCGCTTGTCCCCCACGACACGTTTTTTGTATCGTGGGGTCCGTAGGTGTTTTGCGACGGGATTCTTAGTGTTGCGCACGACTCATTCTTCGATTTTCAAAACGTCCGAACATTGCAAAATGCTGAGACCCCGAGGTAAAATCACCGTTTTCCACAGCTCTTTTTACATCTGGATTGGCATCGAGATATTCCTGTTCGCTAAATTGAATTGTAGAATCTTCTTCATCAACCATCCGAGTATCCAACTTGTCTGACAAGATACGGATTTGTTTTCTCAAGAGTCGTAGTTCATCCAAAATAAAACTGTACATGTGTTGTCTTCCTTTCATGTGGGTTGGCCGGGTTCGAGCCCCGCAGGGGCGAGGCTCGGGTGCCCTAATGGGTTACCCCCGGTAGGTTAGTATCACCTAGTATATCGAGGTTTTTTAAATTGTCAACACCCTTTTTGTACGTTGACAAGTACAGAGATATCAGAAATGCTATAGGCCTACATGAATGAAAGGAAAGAAGCCATGTGGGTAGCAGTAATCTTGTCGTGTTTCGGGGCAACAGCCGAGACTTGTACACCTGCCATCAACGGTAAGTTGTTCGATAGCAAGGTACAATGTGAAGATACAATAGCCGATGTGCGAAAGTATCTAGAAGATAATACATACTACAGCCGTGCCGGATGCATCTCGGTGGAGAAGAGAGGTCAGGACGTAGGATCGTGAGTTGGGTATCTGACTACGTAAAAGAATTGGACATCCCGGGTGAAAGATACCGGGGTGTCTGCCCTGTCTGTAATCGCAAGGGTACGTTCTCCGTGTCGGACGACGGGATGCAACGATTGTGGTTTTGTTTCCACGCGGATTGCAACACCAAAGGCAGGGTAGCCAACGGATTCGAACAGAGGCTGGTTTCAGCCAATAAGCCTCTTTTACCCGTACTAAGTTGCATAAGGGATTTTGAGATACCTACCCACTTCGTCCCACCTATGAGATCGGAGAAGTGCGTGGATTATTTGAAAGATGTCCATGCCTACCGGGCCTACAACACGGGGCTGGTTGATGTACGCTATGACGTACGACAGGACAGATGTGTGTTCTTGATTAAGAAGGATGGCAAGGTCATCGACGCGGTAGGTCGAACCTTGCGTGGTGAAAAACCAAAATGGTGGAGATACGGTAAATCGAGGAGTGGATTTTATGTGGGAAGGTCTGGAGATAGAGTTGTTGTTGTGGAAGATGTTCCTTCTGCTTGTGCCATTTGTGATATGCCTAGTCGCATTGACGGGTATGCGCTTTTGGGTACACATGTTTTGTCAGAGCATGTGTCAGATCTACAGAAATATAAAAGCGTTGTTGTTTGCCTAGACAAGGATGCCACCCGAAAAGCGATTGACATTGCCAAAAAGCTATGTGATCAAAGTATCCCGGCACGGATGGTGCCGTTACCCCGCGATTTAAAGTCTATGACTGACGAGGAAAGAAATGATTTCATCAGAGAATGTATCTTTAGAGGCGAAGATAATAGGATTCGCCCTGAACAAAGACCTGTACAGCAAGGTCTGTAACTACATCACTCGCGACATGTTCGCGGGTAAGGTGTCCCACGTTTGGGACTGTGTAGTCAAAACACACAATAAATATGACAAAGACATCAGCTTCGATGAGCTGGTTGCCACGTTTTGTAATGACAACGCGGCGATGCCCGAGTCGGCACGTGCTGAGGTCATGTCGAGTCTCGAGGGGATACAGACTGTCCCGTCGCAAAACATCGAGTTACAGCTAGAGTTGGTCAAGGATTTCTGGCGGAGGCATCAAGCCAAGCTCATCGGCGAGAAGGCCGTGGACATCTATCTCGGTCACTCGAAAGAGATTACAGATCTCAAGCATATCTTTGACAGGTTCGCAGAAGATAGGATCGACGCCAAGGAAACCTACGAGCCTGTCCATGAGGATTACGAAGAACTCCTACACGAAGAGACACAGGATCCGGACTTTCCCTTTACGTGGGGCCTACTCCACGATCAACTTCCGGGCTTGTACCGGGGAAACCTCGGCATCATCTTCGCTCGTCCTGAAACAGGCAAGACGACGTTCTGTGCATTCACAGCCGCACAGTATATCAAGCAAGGCAAGAAGGTTGTCTATTGGGCGAATGAGGAACCGGCCAAAAAGATCAAGCTACGAATCATTCAATCCTGTCTTCAGAAAGATAAAGAGGAGATGCGACGTGACATTGAGTCGGACAGGCAGGTCTGGCAAACACTCATCAAGCCTCACCTTACCATCATGGACTCGGTCGGTACGAGCATCGAAGAGCTCGATGAATACTGCTCAGTAAACAAACCCGACGTCGTGTTTTGCGACCAGCTAGACAAATTCAAGATTGGTGGAGAATACAATCGAGGGGATGAACGACTCAAGGAGATATACGTCCGGGCTCGTGAGGTTGCCAAGCGCAATGATTGTTTGGTGTGGGCCGTTTGCCAAGCCAACTACGAAGCCCACGATCGTCAGTGGATTGATTTCTCTATGATGGATGGTTCACGTACGGGCAAGGCAGGTGAGGCCGACATCATCATAGGCATCGGCAAGACGGGCGAGGCAGATCAGGAGAATGTGACCCGACACGTGTGTGTATCCAAAAACAAGATCAATGGATATCACGGCATCATCCACGCCAACATAGATGTTCATAGAGGGGTGTACTACTGATGAACGTACTCACCTTTGACATCGAGTGTACCCACACAGTTAAACCTAATGGGAGCACAACCGCATCCCCATATTTTGGTAACCGCCTTGTAGCTCTGGGCTACAAGTTCCTTGGGGAGCCGACCCAGTACCTATGTTGCTACCATGAGCAACGGGCATCAGATCCGGACTGGGCACCACGGTTTCAAGCCTACTTGGACAGAGCCGATGTGCTCGTTGCCCACAACGCCAAGTTCGATCTCAACTGGATTAGGGCCTGTGGATTTATGCACAGAGCCAAGGTCTATGACACGATGGTCGCTGAGTATGTGTTGGCCCGAGCCCAGAAGAAACCATTGTCTCTTGAAAAAATCGCAGAGAAGAGATCCAAGATTGTAAAGAAGGCCGACCTGACCAAGCCGTACCTCAAGGATGGCTACACGTTTGCTCAGATACCTTGGGATATTGTTGAGGAATACGGTCGGGCTGATGTGGAGGCGACGGAACAGGTTGCCCTGTCCCAGCTAGAAGAGTATGAAACGACCTTTGAGGAGCTGTATGGCCGATGAGCAGATCACTGATACCTACCTTGAAACTCAGTCTGGATATGACCTCTACCTTGGCCGACATCGAGCACAACGGCCTGAAGGTGAACCCGACGACGCTTGCGGAGATTAGAGAACAATTCACCGCAGAATCTGCGGAGATCGAGCGCCGCCTGCAGGACATCATCTGGGAAGTTATGGGGGACACACCCATCAACCTCGAGTCACCGGATGACCGATCCCTGTTGCTCTATTCCCGTCGAGTCATCAACAAGACGGAGTGGGCCGAAACCTTTAACCTAGGCCATGAGTTGCGTGGTGCTTCGAAGAAACCCAAGCGCCGTGTTCAGATGACCGCCAAGGAGTTCGGACGTGCGGTAAAAAACAACACCGAGGTTATCCGGCGTTCTAAGGCTCTCCAGTGCCCTGATTGCTCTGGCAAGGGTAGGATACCATTCATCAAGAAAGATGGCACCACAGGCAAGGCACAGCGCGTCTGTAAGCTATGTGATGGTAAGGGGGTCATTTACCAGTACGACACCGTAGTAGCAGGTCTCAAGATCGTACCTCGTGGTGTACACGATGTGGCCAACGCCGGATTTAAAACGGACAAGAATACCTTAGAGGAAATCCGGGATGGATTGTCTGGTGTGGCGTTGGAGTTTTGCGACTTGTATATGCGCTACTCCAAGTTGCGTGTGTACCTGAACACGTTTGTCGATGGGTTGCAAAACAACCTCGACGGCAACGACATCGTTCACCCGGAGTTTATGCAGTGTGTCACCGCTACGGGTCGCTTGTCTTCTCGTAACCCAAACTTCCAAAACATGCCACGTGGTTCGACTTTTGAGATACGTCGGTGTGTCGAATCACGGTGGCCCGGGGGTCAGATCATCGAGGGGGACTACGCCCAGCTTGAATTCAGGGTGGCAGGATTCCTTGCCAAGGATGGTCAGATCTATGAAGACGTTCTGGGCAAGAAGGATGTCCATCGACAGACTGCTTCGATTATCAACGACAAGAACCCGTCGGACGTAACCAAGGGTGAGCGACAGAATGCCAAAGCCCACACCTTCGCTCCGCTCTACGGCGCGACAGGCATAGGTCGTCCGGACCACATCCGGGAATACTACATTCAGTTCAAGAAGATTTACGATGGCGTAAGGTATTGGCAGGAGGATTTGCAACGTGAAGCCGTTTCAACAAAGAAGATTGTGCTACCGTCTGGGCGTGAGTATTCGTTCCCACATGCCAAGTGGACGAAGTGGGGTTCGGCTACGGAGAAAACTTCAATGTGTAATTACCCAGTTCAAGGATTTGCTACGGCAGATCTCCTACCTATTGCCCTTGTGAGGTTGCATGACATGCTCAAGGAAAACAACATGCAGTCGGTGTTGTGCAACACGGTACACGATTCGATCGTCATCGACGCTCATCCTACTGAGATAGATGACGCCATTGAGATTATGAAATCTGCCATGCTCTCTGTGGCCAACGGGGCTCTNGAGAGGTACGGTGTGCGGTACGACATGCCTGTAGAAATCGAGATTAAGAAGGGTGATGACTGGCTCGATACACAAGACGTGGGCGTGTTTGAAAGAACTATTGACCGGTGAGTGTTGCTGGTGGTAGTAAGAAGATCTATCTAGTTTACCTTTGTGAAAGGATATAAAAATGGTAAATGACTTGATGACTGTGGACCAACTCGACGATGCGGCCTTGCTCGCTCTTTCTGGTGGCTCGGAAGTAATATCCCAGAGTGATAACAACGGGATGGTGTATGCTCGTATCAACTACGATGATGATCACGGACCACGTGGCACGTGGAAGATTAAGAAAGGTGAGCAGGTGATTTTTTCTGACACGATCATCTTCCGCCCGTTGCTTCGTACATTTGAGTGGTCCGTATGGGATCAGGAAGTGGAGCGTATTACTTGTCGTTCTGTTCAGCGTCCTAACCTCGGTGATTCATTCCCTGATACCTCCGGTGGTTACAAGTGCGGTCGTTTGACCAAGAGCGAAGAAGAGGCTTTGGGAGAGACACAC